CAAGTAATGAAAGTTTAAGTGTGCGTGTATCGGCCATTATGAGTACCTTGCCCAACTGTCCATGACTTTGTTACAAGCCGCAAACCATCTCTTTTTAATTTCGGGTTGCATTGCCTTTAAGGTAGGGAAAATCCAATAACCAGTGTTGCCTCGACCCTCTCGGGCTGTTCGTGCTGGGAATCTGTAACCACCATTAGGAAAAGCATTTAAGTTTCCGTAGGTATTGCGATCTCCACCAAATTCATTGCCAAACAATAATTGGCCAGCGTTAGCGCCACCAGATACTCGACCTCTACTGCCACCAACACGAACCGTTGGAACACGATCTCTTGAGGGTTTCACACTTGCTGCCACAATTGATGCTTGCCTTGGGTAGATTGGGTGGGCAAACCCAGCCTGCTGAATACCTTTAGCAGTCCATGAGCTGATTGCGTAAACCTCATTTTTTAATTCGTACTGGGCTTCTTTGTCCATTACGTTAAGTGCCTTTAGTAATCCGCGATAATCTGCAAGATCAGGTCTGACTGTAATTGTGGTTCTACCCTCAGCCATGACCATTCCTCTCTTGTATCAGCGTTACTGCTGTGCTTAAATCTGCGAGCGACCAATCCATCAGATCGCCTAAGGGTATGCCGGTTGATACTGCTATCCGCACCAGCAAATCCCTTAACTCTCTTTTGGGCTTTCCTCAACCACCTCAAAGCCCTCAAACTCATTGGTGACCCATGCTTGCTGGCTTGGCAATTTAGTATGCCCAGCAGCTTTGGCTGCCTTGTAAAGCATGCAAGTAATTACATCCAACGAGCCTTGGCTCATCTTTTCAGCTGCTTGGGTGACTGTGTATCCAAGATCTCGCTCGATCTCAATCCAAAGCCATGTTGATTCATCGCTCACTATGTAGTTATTGCCCTGTTTTGTTTTAATGTCGTATTGCATAATGGTTGCCCTGTTCTATTCGTTAGGCTCGTGCGACTGTTCCATCCTCAACAATGAAGCTGAGGCTGGTAGTTAGTACGTCAGTGGCCGCGCCACCAACTGTTGGAAATACCGGGAATACGTTGCCAGTAAATGTGTCACCATTTACATCAAAACTAAATGGCAATGATGTATCAGGTGCTGAAGATGCTGCATCCCAAAGTGCTGAAATAATACCAGCGCTTGAAGTGTCATCCAAGTAAAGTTCCACGTTTAGTGTGGCGGTCTTGTCTACGGTCTTGTAGGCCCGACCTGATAGCACTTCTAGTACCTGCTGGTTGTTTTCGCGCTCTAGTGTAACTGTTGATGCTTGATCTGCGTACGACACCGAGTTAATACTTAAGGTGAGATTACGCCCAGTTATGTAAGTTGCTGGCATAATTTTTTTCTCGCTTTCTTAGTTGGTTGTGACCATCTCGATGTTGAGTTGGCTGATAAGCATGTCGGCGTTTCCGATTTGCTGAACTGTTGGTTGTGACCATCCACCCAAAAATGAGATGTTATTGGCTAGTAGATCAGTGACACTAAAAATTAAGGTTTCCAAGTTTTTCAAAGCTGCTTGGTTGTCAGCTGCATTGACTATGCAAGTGATGTCAAAGCGCACATTGCAACGCGCACCACCAATAGCACTTACTGTGATGTAAGGCGATCCCGGCACAAGCACAATGGCTGGTGGTGTGATGTTCTCATTCGGGTATGAGTAAACAACCCGACCAGCAGCTGCAAGAGTTCCGGCAAGGGTTGATCGGTATGTTGCTAGATCAGCCAAGGTAGCCTCGGGTATCTAGGTGCTTGCCTAATAGGCCTGATACACGAGTAAGCATTGAACGGCCTAAGCGGTACGGTGCTGGACTTTGGAAGTCAACACCTTGTTGGCCTAGTGTGCCAGTACGAGTGATCCAGATGTCGCATGCAACTGCGAGCGCACTTTCGCGAACCTCTGGAATAGTGTCATACAGCGCGGCTTGGCTGGTCAATACTGCTCTGCCATTAGGAATGATCTTGCGCTTGGTGATGTCTGCATTCGTAATTGCAGCTTCAAAGAATGTCACGCCGTATTCATCCACGCCCTCTTTGGTGACTGTGCGTGAGCCATTGAAAGGTGAGCCACAGTTGGTGACTGTCAAAGCCTGACCAACTACGAAAGTATTGTCATAGCAATAGAACCGAGCGACATTGTTTGTAAGTGATACGCCATTGATAGCCACATCATCAAAGATTAAGTAAGAAAGGATTATGTTTTCAGCACTGTCTGCAACTGCCTGAACGATTGCATCAGCGTAGATGTCACCAATACCAAGTACGGCTTTTAATTCGCTTAGTGCAATTAATGGCATCTCTAATCCTTATCTATTGAAGTGTGTGGGAGGCACAGGGCCGCACCTCCCACACTTCTAACTAACTCTGACTTAGGTCAGGTTAAAGCGACGTACTCCGCCTGCGGTGAGAACACCAACTGCGAGATAACCGTAGAGTGCTGTTTCGATTTCACCACTGGTTACTACGTTAGTGCTCATTCTCAGAATCGGGCTTTCGTAAATTGCAACAGCTGATGGGGTCACAATAAATGCTGACTCGTCAATAGTTGTTGCTACTACGTTTGGATCAACGTATAGATCAAGACCAAGTACGTTGCCGCGTAGGCTTTGTGGGCCAGCAACTCCACCGTTGTTTTGTGGGTTGTATGCGTTGTAGATTGGGCGACCAGTTGTATCGGTTGCACCCATTAGCAATGACCACTGGGATGTGCCAGCAATGTATGCGCTTGGTAGTTCACCTGTTGCTAAGTAAGCAGCTGGTGCTTGGGATGATACGAAACCAATGATGCCATCAGAATCAGCATCCTGTGCTGTTGCCTGTGTGCCACCTGCGGTTAGAGCTGCAATTACTGCTGCATCTGTTGCCTTGTTGTAGGCGCGTGTCATGTTATCAACCATTGCTTGGAAGAAGTCTGGGGATGAACGCTCTAGTAGTTCTACTGAGTAGCGCTGCATTCCTGCAAACTTGTTTACATCTAGGTTGACGTATGAACTGACGATGCCAGTCTCTGATGGGCCTGCACCTTCGTTGGTGTCTGCAACCGTACCGTTAGTCGTGATTTTCGGGTGAGAAATCACCATCCCGGAGGCTGTAATTGCACGTGAACCAATTGCATCAATGGCTGGACGTGATCCGATTGAGTTGTCAATTACGGTGTTTACGTACTGAACTGGGGTGAATGCTGGGTTGGTGCTGAATGAATCATCAGCGGCCATTACATACTGGGCTGAATCATGGCTTCCCATTTTGGCCTTGATGCTGTGTTCCAAGTACGAGGCTTGGCTGTTGATCGGACTACGAGGCTTTACGTAGGCCACTGGTGCTGCGGCGTGAACAACCGCTGCTGCGGTCACTTCATCTGCCACTGGTGCGGTTGTTTCTTCCACGTTGTTCTCCTGTGGTTGTTCCTCTGCGGTGATTTCCGCTTCGGTGGTTTCTGGGGTTTCCTCGGTAGCTGCTACGTCAGAAATTTGAGCATCCTTGAATGCCGGGTTGGTTACATGAGCTACGGCCTCAAGCAAACTTGAACTAACTACCATTACTCCTTTTTCAATGGTGTATTCATTGACTTTGGCTTCAATGCTAAATGCCGGGCGCAAACCCTCGGCTGCTTCGACTAAAGCATCGTTGCCAGCGTTAGTTGGCGCGATCTTGAAAGCCATTGAGATTCCAGCAGGGCTTACCTCTAAGGAATCCCCAATGCCTCTGCCTAGGGGACGAGTTCTGTCATGCTCGGCATTAAGAATAATTTGGCTTGGGTCAATGTCTCCAAATGCGCCAAACTCAAAACGTACTGGGCCAGCTGATGTGTTTCCAACCTTGGAAAACGGTACTACCAAACCTCTGATGGTTCTGGTCTCTATATTTGCGGCCAATACTTGACCCTCAAAATTAAGTTGCATTTGCTTCATTTCCTCTCGGTGCTAAATCCATTTCCTCACGCGCTTCTTCAACGTCAATGAGTCCAGCTGCAAGCATTCTTTCTAGGACTTCAATCTGTTCTAGTGGATTGCCTCGTAGGTAATCATCTAGATCAAAACGGACTTTTTGACCACGTGGGGTTACGTCAGTCATTGTTAGTCTTTCCTCAATGCAGGCCATGTAAGGCTTTAATGAGAAATCAACAAGGCTGCGCCGCTCTTGGCTTACGTTTGAGTAAGTGGCGCTGGCTGATTCTGCGTTAATGTACCACGCTGGGATGTTGCACATACGAGCAATTTCAGCTGCTGTGTTTAAACGTGATTCAGTAAGTTGCATTTGCCCTGCATCGTATCCAAAAGTGGTTACATCCAAAGGCCCAGATAGGTAAGCAGTTGAGCGAGTAGCCCGGGCTTGCTTCCATTGTGCCAGTAGGCTAGACACCTGCTCTGGTGGTAGGTCAACGCCAGAGTTTTTAATAACCATAGTTGGATTTGGCTCACTGGCCATTCTCTGGACTGCTTCCTCTAACTTTAAAGCTGTGGAAATAGTGCGGCCACCTCGGTTGAGAATGCCCTCATCAATACCGCTAAACATAATTAGTGATCCAACACCAGTTGCAGGTAGTAATCCGCCCTCAATGTAAAAGCCGTTTACAATCTCTTGAGTGTTTAGATCAGTTGTAAATGTAACGCGTGTTGGATCAATTCTGCGAGCCTGTGTTGGTCGGTTATCCTCTGGATCAACTGCCAATACTTGCCAAAATGATCTGCCATGAAATAACAAATCCTCGACAGTCCATGCCATTGTAATGGCCAATGGCAAGGCTGGATCAGGCTGTTTTAGGATCGCACGACCCTCTATCTTTGCGCCTGTGATCTCGTTGTAAGAGTTAAGTCCAAGGGTTGCA